TTTCAAGGCGTATTCAGCCATTTTGACTTGCGCGTTGATATGGGCAGTCTCTTTCGCTGATTGCGCCTTTAAAAGTTCGGTTTGTGATTTGCTTTGCTCAACAAGCGTGTTGTTCTTGAGCTCTTCCTCAAGTGCTTGGGCATGTTGCGTAATCTGTTGAATTTGTTGCTGTGCCTGTTGGAGAGCCTGCATCATTTGCATTTTTTCAGGGTCTTCTTCGCCCTGTTTGCGCTCGTCTTCTTCCAAAAGGTTGGGGTCGATGATCTTTTTCATGCGCTCGGCCATTGCGTCGGAGCCTGAAACATCGCTGTATTTGAAATACAAATCACCCATGATTTTCATCATGTCGCCATTACCTGTAATCATTTTCTCATAGAGAGCGGCGGCCTCTTGACGGCGTGTCGTGAATGCGGCACCTGTGACAACCTTGACGTCATAGCGGCCTTTTGTGAGGTCGTAATCTTCCTCTTGTTTTTCTTGGCGTTTCGCACCGTTGATAGAAACCTGTTTTGGCTCGTCTTCCTCACCAATGATGCGAATGACGCGCTTTGTGTCGTAGATGTGAGGGATGGCGTCGGCAAGAACGCGGCCAACATGCGTGATGGATTTAACGAGGTTATCGCCAAAGTGATATGTGGCAATATCGCCTTCCATTTTGCGTTGGTTGATTGCAACGCCGGAGGTCTCGTTTGACTTGGCACCGATTGACGCGTTGTACATACCCATAGTGGCTTTAATATCGTCCACTGTTGAGCGTGATGCATTGACCACACCTGTTGGCAATGTTGGTGGGTTCAAGCGTTGCGGTGGTGGTACCGGCTTACCGTCAACATCGGTTGTTTTGTAGCGTAGGACATACGCCTTGCTTGGATTTGTCCAATCTTCTTCATACTCTTCCGTCTGACCTTCGGCGGCCATAACCGGAGCTTGAGGCTGTTTCATTAGGAGCTCAGTTTCAAGAGACTTCCAATAGTTAAACATGCGCTGTGCGTCTTTTGACTTGCGGATAAGGCTGTTTACGTGGCGCTTGCCGTCAATCCATGCCTCTTCACCATAGACAGGGATTAATGGGATGTGTTTGCCCGGAAACGTGGTCTCTTCAAGAACTTCTTTACCGTTAAGCATGTAGCGCATGACTTTACGCTTTTTGATCTTGCGTGTTTTCTTGTACTCCGTGCCCTCAACGTATTCTTGCACCTTGTCATCGTTGTCGATGCCGATAGTTTTGCATTCTTCAATAACTTCGAAGTATTCAACAACGGTCACGTCATCGGTATCTTTCAGGTCTATGTCTTCACCTTTGCCATCTTCGAAACTGGCAACATCTTTATTAGGCCAACGCTCTTTGTGCTCCTTAACGGTCATGGTCTCTTTGATAAGACCGCGCATAGCGTCGCTTCCATCCGGTTCAACAGATTTACGATCTAAAGTCACTGAAAATGGGTTGGTGACGCGCTTAATTACAAGCTTTTGGTCGAATGATTTTGAGCAATCATCGTCGTACTCATGGTCAATACGGATGAAACCAATTGAACATTTCACTGCGAAGGTTGCGGCCGTGTCATAGGCGTTGTCAGCGTTTGAACTGTATTCAATGTTCTTGATTAAACCCTTGAAGATTTCAGCGTTTTTCGCGTCGGCTTCCATACCACCTGGTATCACATTGATGGTCGGTGTGTTGATGCGAATATCGTTTACGACTTGGTGCACGAACTGCCCCAGCTGGTCGGCCGAGATGGCCGGGCGGCCTTCGCTTGCACGAGAGGCGAGAACCTTTGCGTCCCATTGGGCATCTTCAGCGTCTGACAGGAAATGAAGATCATCCTTAGCTTTTTCGTAAACATGACGCCATGCCTGCTTATCCTCTTGATAGCCAGCAAGTGCGCGCGCCACGACTTCGTTTTGTCCGCCTTCAGTGTTCTCTGTATTTTCGGTCTGATTATCCATTAATTACTCATCCAGTTACCTTTTTGACCACTGCCCATCATTGGCTTTTTCGTGACGGTGGTCGGTTTCATCAATCCTTCTTTGTGTGCAATAGCTCCGGTGCGGAAGCCGTCGGCTCCGTTACTTGCCCAATCGTGCTTGGGGTGTTGCTTAAAGCACTTGTTTTTGTTGTCCCATTCTCTGTGGTAGCTCCGCAGACATTCGAGGCCTTGCTTTGCCTTTTCTTTGTCGAACCAGACCATAGGGATGAACTGGCGCGTAAGTTTGATCTCAATATCAAGCGATGCGGCACGTGACAGAGTGGCCACGGTAAAGCCAAGGTCTCTGAACTGCTTTGCGTAGCTCATGCCTGTGGATAAACGGCCGTGCTCGCCGTCATGCGGCAAGATCAATTTCCCGTACAAATACGGCTTTTGGTTCAAGAACTGTGCATAAGCTGGGATACTGCCACCGCTAGATTCGTGATAATCGATCACGCGAGGCTCGCGGCCAATGATCTGCCAGAACCACATAGAGGTGCTATCACCCCAGCCCAAGTCAAAGGTCACATAGACAGGTTCGCCCTGAACGTATGGAACAGAACAAATCCGGCCTTGCGCTTCAGCGTTGACCATTTCCGTGCCGTAATAGGCTCCGGGCAATGCCGCATCGAAACTGCAATAATATTCCTGCTGAAACTTGGCCTTTCCCTCATCAATGCCGTAACCAGCAATGAGTTCTTGCTCAATCCGTTTCAACTGTTCGGCCGTGAACACGTTTGTGTCGGCCACCGTTTGTTTTTCGCAATACCATTCGTCTGAAGCCTCGGCCATTTCATAGAATGATTTGGCGTGGTTTCTTCCCCGCGGGGTCGTGATAAAGAACGCCCAACCACCGTTTTCTTCCAAGATCGGTTGGATGTATGGCCACGCCGCAGGGTTTGCAAGTGCCCACTCAGAGAAGACGACACCGACCGGAGGGGAGCCGACCAGAGAGTCATAGTTATCGCTTCCCAAGACCTGCCAGATTGAGCCGTTTACAAACTCAATAAGCATTTCGTTGTTGTTTGTGCGCTTTCGTATTGAGAGAGGGAATGCCTCATCAATTCTGCGCTTTCCAGTATGCGAGTTAATCGCGTTCCAAACCGCTTTCTTGGCTTGGTTCGCCTGCGGTAGCATGTGCCAATAGTTCCCGACACGTTGCATGGCCGCAGTTGCTGTATAGTGCAAGCACACATCGTCTTTACCCCAACGTCTGTGCGCCACCTCATAGGCTCTACGGCCTCCGTTCTCAAGGTGCTGCCACAATGGGGTTTGGTAAACACGAGGCTCCCAATTATTCGGCAAGATGATTTCAGACATTGTCACCCGTGAATTTCCGGACGACGACCGTCAAAGGCTTATCATCAATGTTGCCGTGTTCGATCTGTTCAGAGAACAGTTTTAGGTGCTTCCCAAGCAGTTCAAGTGATGCTTTCTTGTCTGCCAATTTGATGTTATGCGTGTATTCGACCTTGCCCTTACCGAGCTTTCTTGAGGTCACGTTTACCGACTGAACAGCGGCCGCCGCTTTGTCTTTTAGGTCTTCAACACCTAGCGGTTTGCCGTCTTCGTCGAACATTTCCCGAATGTCGGAAAATCCAATCTTTGCCAATTCCTGTAAAACCTTATCGGCTGTGATATCGAGGCGGTCACAACGCTTTTTCGTCTGTGCCTCAAGATATTCAGCGATTTCAGGTTTTTTCAATAGCTCAAAACCGATGCTTCCGGCCGTTTTTTTCGAATATCCGGCACGAGTTGCGGCTTGTGTTGCGTTAAAGTCAATGAGGTATTCTTTACAAAACATCTTGTGTTTTGCATTCAGTTTTTTCTTCTTTGTCATGTGGCTTCTTTCTAAAAAATGACAGGCTCGGCGGCGCCGCAGAATTTTTTGCAGGAGGACGCCGCCGAACGATCGTGTGTTTCAGGAGAACACAGAATCAAAAAAGCCCCGCAACCTAGGGAATACGGGGCAATTATCTAAATTTTAGTTATAAAAAAAGCCGCTCAAATGGCGGCTGGGTGTAGTTCGTTTAACAATACATAAAATGTTAGGGGAATTTGGGGAATTTGTCCAATTTTAAAATTCCCCACTTTTCCCATCTTCGTCAAATGGTTCGATAAAAGCGACCTCTCCGGGCTCATTTTTTATATCGTTTGTAATCACGAATAACTTTTCTTCCGGTACATAGAAACCGAAAAACATTTTAATGCGCTCCCATCGTGTGTAATTTCTGGGCAGGCTGATAATGTCGCCTTTTTCAAAGTGTGTGCCGTAGCTGAAAAATTTACTCTGTTGTTCTTTCATTAGGTGAACCTCTTGGCCATATCAGCAAATTCTTTCTTGGTTTCAATCTCTCTATTTAGGAGGTCGGTTAACATTTGTATTCCGCTGTCATACCAGCTTTTCGCGGTCTTATGATCTCGCTTGATCATCTTTCCGATCTTCCGCCAGCTGTACAGGCGCTTTCCTGTGATTGGATCCCCGAGACTTCCAAGAACGACCATACGGGCAAAGTGCAAACACTTTTTACGTCGGCAATGCTTTGAAAGGCGGAAACGCCACTCCATGACTTCCTCCCAATCGGTAATGTCGCTTGCGGTTGGCTGTGGCGGTTTCATTGTTGTCTCGTTATATCCGTAGCTTTCAGACGGCTCCTGTGGATAGTCCGGCCATGCGGCTTTGTATTTAGCTGGATAGCATCCGGTGACACGTAATGCGATTTCAGTTTCTCCGGCGTCTTCAATTCTTCTTTTGATATATCCAAATGTGTATTTTTCTAAATTCAATGCTGTTCTCCCAAACTTATTGCTTTTAACTGTTGAATAGGTCGTTTTCTTTATTCAAGTCGCTCCACGGTACGCCGTTCACCGTTACGAGAATTTTTCTCCCGTCATCCCCTGGTGAACCCAAATAGATACCCTTATTTGGCTTTGGGCTTTGAAGGATGATCACGTCATTTCCAAAAACTTTCTTGAGGGTGTGCAGGTGGTGCGTGATGGTAAATTCTCGATGAAAGCTGTTGCACATTGTCCACTCGTTTTTGTCCGCGTTGTATCGGCCGTGTTTTACAAGACCTAAGACTTGGTGCGTTTCCATGCCTGCCTTAGCAAGTTTGTTCCAATGATCGCCTTTGAGCTTAACCATGAAATAACTACCGTTTTGCAGAATTTCTCTGTCTTTGGCGTCTACAATTTTTTTTACTTCTCCGGTCACTTTTTTTCCTCCTTTTCTTCGAATAAATGCACTGGGAAATCCTCTACGTCTGCAATTTCTGAATTGCTGTATTGATCGTTCCAATGTTGGCCATGTAACCATGTTGATGGCATTTTCCATGGCCTCCAATCTTCTTTGTGGGTTTTGTATCGGACTAATCCCGCAAGAATAATTTCTTGCGATACCTCCTCACGTGCGTTCTGATATTTTTCTTTAGCTGTTTTTTTTCCTTCTTTTCGGGGGTATGCTTTCCAAAAGGCTTCAAAGTCTTCTGAATAATCTTTTTTAGATTTAGAACCTTTATCTTTCTTTTTATTCTTTAAGTTCTTTTCTTTCTTTATCTTTGTCCGAAGCGGTGTCTGGGTGCTGTCTGCCTGCTGTCCTAAGTCCTGTCTGTTTGCTGTCTGGGTGCTGTCTGGATTGTCCTGATATTCCGAGTAATTACAGATAGTTATAAGATTTTGACCTGTCCTAACCTCTGTCTGGATCATGTCCCATTTTTTGAAGTGTTTTAGAATTGTTTCCATTTTACCTGTCTTGATTCCTATCGCCTTCGCCATAAAACGAATGGAATGGGAGAATTGGCCACGCTCGATGCGCACCGGATTTCCGTTGATCGCAATGGTTTTTGCTTCAATTTCGGCATTCTCGATCATCCATAGCCATGCAATGCGTTCATCATTGTTTCTGAACACGGGGCTTTTCTGCCATCCTCTGTGTGTTTTAAACCAGCTCACTTCAAACTCTCCTGTAATTCCGTTATGCGCTTTTGCGCTTTTGCTTCGCTCTCATATGCCCCGCCTTTGTAAGCTCTGTTAAAAATCCTGTGTGTCAGCACAGGAGATACAGTGTTTCCCATTTGTTTATATGCTTGAGTATCAGATAAGTGGTTTACCCAGTTGTCTGGAAAACCATGTAAACGGCAACATTCAATTGGCGTTAAACGCCTTATATACTGACCGTCATAAACGCCGTGTCTATCCTGTGTAGTTAGTGTGAAACTTATATCTTTTTTGAAACGTGGTCCGTTCTGGCGTTTTTCTTTTCTATCTGGTGTAAGCACCCCCATAACACACGGTTGACCACTACCGTCTTCTCTAGCTCTTGCAGGTATTGTTGGGCAATCGCCATTTGACGTTGCTCTAAATCCCTTTCCGTCGTTGTGAGTGCGTAGCGTGCCCGCAATAAGGGTCATGCTTGAGTGTAATCCCCCGCTGTTTCCTCCGGCTGTGAGGCAATTAACTGCGGTTTGCTTTGTCCTTTTAAAAGACCTTTCAGTTTCTCTTCCGATAGGAAATACTTTTGGTCTGGTTCTGCCTCTAAGATGTCCCACAAAGTAAATTCGCTCTCTATTTTGGGGGAGAAACCATCTAGTATTAAGCAATTGCCATTGGCAGTCATAAAGCCCAAGGTCGGCGATTGTTCGCAATACTGTCGTAAAGTCTCGTCCGGGTTCTTCCTTTGGACTACTGAAAAGACCTTTGACGTTTTCAAAGATAAAAGTTTCGGGTTTGAGCTCCCGCACAAGTCTAATTGCTTCAAAGAAGAGAGATGATCTACTGCCTCCCAATCCTTTCCCGTCACCAGCAACTGAAACATCTTGGCAAGGGAATCCAAAAGTGATGAGGTTGATTTTTTCACCATTGAGTTTTCCTCGAACAGGTTGAATTGATCTAATGTCATTTAAAGCCTCACTGTTTTTAAAATGTCGTTCATATGTTTTGTTTGCATTCTTGTCTATATCGCTGTGCGCCTCATATCCAATCGATACACCTGCAAGGTCTAGCCCGTATCGAAAGCCACCACATCCAGAGAATAAATCAAGATAATTAATGGTCATTTGTAGATCCTGTCTAAAACTGTTCCGTTGTGTTGCCCTTTTTCCCATACAAACCAAGCGTGCGCGGTAGGGGTTCCAGCTTTGTCTTTGTTCTCTTCATGTAGGTCATATCGCCAGCATGTGGCGCGTTGACCGCACAGATAAATGCGTTGTGGCGGATGCTTGTCCCAGAAGTCTTGACGCCCTTTGCTTTCAAACCATGCGAAGCGCTGAAAACAGACAATCTTTTTCGCTCCGAGCTCTATAGATTTCTCGACAAATTCAACAGCCTTGGAAAATGGCGGGTTCATAAAGACGCTTGTGTTTCTGAATGGAAATGCGTCCATATCTAAAAAATCTTTCAGGCGTGTACCAAAGAACCCCCAATCATGAATGTCGTATGGAATAGGGCTGTACCCTGCTTTTCTAGCGGCGGCAGTCATTACACCTGTTCCGCAACAGGGATCCACAATGTGTTGTGTAAGGGTTTCTTTTTCGAGAATGCGATCAATGGCCCATTGTGGCGTCACATAGTGTTCAAATTCGATCGCTTTATCTTTCAATTCTGCGCTCATTTATCCCCCCGTTTCGTAATCATCAAATCAAGCATTGCGATTGCGTCGGCTTCGTTGTCGTCGTATGGAGAGTGCCCCCATGATTCAACAGCCGCGATAACGGCGGGTTTGCCTGCGTTTGCATTGCCCGTGGCATGCTTTTTGATAGATTTAATCTGTACAGGAACACAACGCAGTTTCTTTAAGACGCAAAATGCTTGGATTTCCCCCATGAAGCCTGCATATGAGTACGCGGGGTTTACCTTCCTTGATCGCTGGAATTGGACGTCCTCATAATAGATCGTTTCAAGGGTGGGGCTTTCGTTGTAAATCTCATATAAAAATTGTCGCATTTTAAGAGTGCGCGCTCCTATGTTTCGGTGCTTTAATGGACGTGAGCCGCTTTTAATTTCCCCATTCTGAGTGCGAACGGCATAGCCCATTTGTTGCCCTATATCGATCGCCAAAAGAGGCGGCCATCCAAGACCGCTCTTATTGTTTGGTTTTTGGATGGCCTTGCTCATATTATGCTGCCTCCGCGTCCGCTTCGTTGACACTGTCTGCCAATTCTTCTTCGTCTTCGTCAAAGAGGTCTTGCTGTGCTCGTGCACCATTTACAAATGCCTCAGCCTCTTCTCGGATTGCTTGCAGTAATTCCAATGTGTTTTGGTCAAATACTGCATCGTTCTGGCCTTCTGAGCCTTCCCACATTAACGGGGTGCTCATATTGAAGGGGCTAGAACAGTGAGAGAGTTTTTTCTGCGCTGAAATAACGGCTCCCATGCCTTTTGTTTCATGGTCACGGAAAGACACGCCGGATACGATAACCGTATCAAGATATTTTGCAGGTAAACTCACAACAGATTGCAAGTGCCTGGTCAAAGCGGCCATAGAATCTGTGAATTTCTGGCTTCGGGTGTCTTCCGATTTTAGAAACGTATTTTGTGTTGTTTTGACGTTGGGATTATCGTTATAAACGATTTCCGTTTCGTCTCCTTTGATTTTTACTTTGATAATATCCATGTGTTTTGTCTCCTTTAGGGTTGTTATGGATGTGGTAAAGTACGGCCGCGCGCTATTTTTTGCGGTCGTTTAAAGCCTTCTCAGCTTTATTCGTGAAATATTTGGATGCTGTGTTGAAGCGTTCGCCAAACCAAAAGGATGTTTGGGCGAGGTTCACTGTAATTCTGGCTAGAAAAAAATTAGTGCGGACGCGAGCCCCCACTTTCAAGGCGTCGTAATTCATTTAGTATGTTCTCCTGTTGCTCCTGTAAATCGCGCAACCTCCTGTCAAAAGTTCGCGCGTCAAAGTCGATTTGTTCCTGCATTCGTTCGACTTTGCGTAGTTCGGCTACAATCCGCATGCCTTCTTCAAAGCTCACGGTGCAGTCCGGGTTATAAAAAAGGCTTTTCAAGCGAGAAGCCGTTATTTGTACTTTGCGACCAGCTCGGATAAACCAAGCAGGGCGGCTCTCCCCGTGTTCCTTCGGGGCGATTTTATGCAAGGTCTGTCTGAAAGTTACGTCACCAGCTTTCATGCAAACCTCCGTTTTTTCCAAATCTGGAAATTCTGGGGTAAATTTTTTTGACATTTGGAAATCCTCCTAATCTATGTTTATCAACACAGAAGGAGAAAAACTGACCATGTATAAAAACAACGTCATTCAATTTCCGGCCGGCAGAGTTCGCCAAAACAAGACGGCCTGTGAAATTAAGAACGATCTTCAATCCATTTCTGAATACCTTTGCGAGATAGCCCCACGGACGGGGCTTGACGCTTGGGTGCAAGCGATCGCTTTGGAAATTCAGGAAGTTGTCAGGGAAATGTAAAATCAATTTAGGCCGCCTCGTCTTTGTAGGTGGCTATAAAGTCCAAGACCTTTTTTTCAGTTTCCGGCCAGACACGCCCCCCTTTGCGGATGCGAGCAACGAATTTTCCATCGTTCACGGCCTTATGCCCAAATGTTGAAGGTTTCATTTGGTTTTCTTTTAAAAAACGGTCGATTTGTTCAATAAGTTTATTCATCATGAAAACTAATATATGGGGACATTTCCCCAAAGTAAAGTAAAAAATGGGGAAAAATAACGAATGATTTCCCCAGCGAATTGTAAGACATTGGGAACATGGAAAAAGATGAAAAGATTCTAAGGCGAAATATTGAAGCTGGCATGAAGGAAATGCAGTTGAATAAACTGCAGCTTTCTAAAAAGGCTGGCCTAAATGAGAGCGCTATACGCGATATACTGTCGGGCCGATCAAAATCCCCGCGTTTCTCGACTTTGCAGGCAATTGCTAAGGTGTTCAAATGTGGTGTTGATGATCTCTTTTATGAGAACCAAATCTCCGATTTACGTGATTTACACACGACCGGAGATGATATTATCAAAGAGGCAAACCATAAGATGCTAACGGTTAAAGAGAAGATACAATGCATGCAGAAAGCTATGGAAGATTCCCCAGAGGTAAATAAAAATTTCTTTATTGATGAGCTTTCCGTTTCCCCATCTGCGGGTGCGGCTGCTTTTGAAGAGTCTGACGGCACAGATATTGTGAACCGTTGGCAAATCCCGCGTGACTTTATCCGGCAATATACAAATGCACCAGCCGAAATGATTAAAATCATTCGTGCTCAGGGGGATTCCATGGCGCCACTTATCAATTCAGGTGATCCGGTTTTTGTCGATACAACAAATCAAACACCGTCACCGCCTGGTATCTTTGTTCTTTGGGATGGCATGGGGCTTGTAATGAAGCAATGTGAAATTATTCCTAATACTGATCCGGTGCGTGTTAAGATCAAATCAGCAAATACAAGTTATGCAGAGTATGAGCGTGACATGTCAGAGGTTTATATTAATGGCCGTGTTATCGGTCGTTGGCAATGGATGTAAAAGGATATTACAAATGAAAAAAATTCTAAGTATTGCATGTGTGGCTCTTTTATTAGCTGGCTGTACAACTCTTGGCGATGCGCGCCTTGCAAAAGGTACGGGCATTAAACGCACATACGATGCGTCATTCAATACAGCATGGAAAGCGGCTGTATGTAGCGTGAACGGCTTGGGCTTGAGCATTGCTACTGAGAATAAAACAGACGGTTATATTCTGGCACAACGCGGCATGACAGCATTCAGCTATGGTGAGAACGTGGCGGTGTTTGTTTACCGCAAGGGCGCGAACAAGACAGAGATTGAGGTTGTTTCAAAGCGCGCAGTGTCTCCAAACATTACAGCACGGAACTGGACAGAGAAAGTCCTTAATGGTGTAAACGGCTGTTTGTAAGGGGTAATGAATGGAAACTATGAAAGAAACGATTTTTGCACGCAGCAGAAAAAACCTTATTTTATCCAGTACCACAATAATTTTCTTTATTACAACTGGTGTCCAGATTGATGACATGAGTGTTTTCGGTATGGATATTGATAAAGCCAATCCATTTCTAATTTGTGTATGGGCGTTTTGTCTACTGTTTTATTTTTTGTGGAGGTATAAGCTGGCGTATATTCCCATGGCCGGACCGATGGAAACGAATAAAGAGCTAAACAACCGTAAGCGACAATTGCTTCATGATTATGCTGTGGAGAAATATTCTCCACTCTCTATTACGTATGGTCACGGTACTAATTGGAATGAGATTAACGGAAAATGGTTGTTTCGATATGCTGAAACAACGAACAGTAACACAAAAGAAATCCGCATTGAATGCCTAGGCAATAACGGCGTAGGGGTATCAAATCTTGAGCAAGTTAAAAAAGAAATGCCACCGTTCTTTCAATTAAAGACTTATTGGGAATACATGAAGACCGCAGTATTTATTGAATATACAGCACCATTCTTGTTGTGTTATATCGCCTTGGTCTCTTTTGTTATCTATATGGTTTGTCTGTCTCTCGCAACACTCTAATCCCCAATAAAATCATAAAATGTATTTTTTTTTGCAACCGCAAGTGTTGAATTTCTGCGGTTTATCCCCATTTTTCGCCTAATGTTGGGGATTTATCCCAAAAAAGTTGTTGACGCTTTCCCCAATATGGGGAATAATCCCCATTAAGAGTTAATTACAACAAACAGTTGAGCGAAACAATGACAAACCAAATTGAAAAAATTGAAGCCTTTAAAGAAAAGATTGCTGCCCTTGTTAAAGAGGCGGATAGCATTTCTGAATACGCAAATGAGGCGGACGATATCAAAGCAGCCCTAGAAGACTATGTGTTGCCAGAGGTGGAAGCGTTTTTGGAAGTCAAGCAAGAAGAAGCCGCTGAGAACAATATTCAAGAGCATGAATACGACGCCGCAAGCCGTAAATATTACGCAGGCAAGCTGTAAACAATATCCCAAATTACAACCACGGAGCACATTAAAATGACAATACCGAAACTCGACCAAATCGCAACAGATGGATTGAATCTCTCAATCAGAAAATGCGCAGAAATGCAGGCGGAACACTCACAACACATTTCGGAAGAAGTGTTTTTGCAGGGGGCATTGGCGCGACTTACAACAGTGAAAGAACGCATGCAACGCGGAGAATTGTCACCAACGGCAATTATCAATGTCCTCGGCCAGATTGAGCACATTTGTGACCAGATGGAACAACGTATCGAGGAGGGGGAATAATGGGTGATCAAAGCAAACACACCCCAGGGCCTTGGAAAGTAAAGGCAGAGTTTCCAAAACGTGGAAATAAACGGGGGGTTATATGGGTCACAGATAAAGACGACTTTTTGCCCATAGCAAGAATTGTGGTGAGTGACGGAACAACACATAGGCACAGTGATATTTACATGGCAAACGCTCGTCTGATCGAAGCCACCCCTGAACTTTTAGACGCGTGTAAATCTGCCTTGGAATTACAAGAGTGGATTTGCGAGAAAATCTCAAAAATTCGTCAAGCTGTTGATAACGGTCAGGCGGTTGAAAGCATCCAATCATATGAAGAATTAACCCTTGCAATGAATGACGGCTTTTTAGCGTCTCATAGGGATCAATATGAACAAGCAATCGCAAAATCACGAGGTGAATCATGAAAGCCGAACTATTCGAAGACATGACCATTGAAGACTACCACGACCGCTTAGACGTGCAGTCAAAGACAATGCTCAAGGAGTTTATCGACTGCCCAGCACGGTACAAATACAAGTACTTTGACGGCGGCGTCGAAAAGGAAAAGCAAAAAGACCATATGAATTTGGGTCATGCTGTTCACACATTGGCGCTTGAGCCGCACTTGTTTGACAAAACATACTACATTTTGCCGGAAGGTATTGTGCGCAATAAAAAGCATAAAGCCTTTCAAGAACAGTTAAAGGAAGCCAACGGCCGCAAAATCATTCGCACCGAAGATTTGGTGAATATCGAGGGCATGGCCAATTCATTGAAAGCAAACAAGCAGGCTTTGGCCTTGTTGGATGCACCGGGCAAGATCGAGGCGTCTATCTTCTGGACTGATCCAGAGACGGGCCTTAAATGCCGCGCACGCCCTGATTTCATGCGCGACGATAGCTTAATTGTAGATTTAAAAATGTCTTACACGGCTGAACCAAAGCTATTCCAAAACACCGCTTTCAACATGTGTTACGACGTTTCGGCCGCACTGACGACGCGTGGTTATGAGGCGCTGTATGGCAAGAAACCAGACAATTACGTGTTTCTGGTTATTGAGCCCGAGCCGCCTTACATCGTCGAAGGATACGACGCATTCAGACCATTTGAAGACGGTGTTTCTTATTTAAACGTAGGAAATACCAGACTTAACGCCGCGCTTAATCGTTTGGTTGAGTGCAAGAAAACAGGACATTGGCCCGGTTACAACAACGGGATTAAGCCTTTGGGTATCCCATATTACGCAAAAAAACTGCTAGATGAAGGAGCTGCAGCATGACAAAAGAATTAATCACAAAAGACGAAAATTACGCATACGCGAACCCACAACAATTCGAAGGGGCGCAACGTATTGCAAAATCATTATCAGCAAGCACGATGATTCCTAAAGAGTATCAGGGCAATGTAGCAAATTGTCTAATTGCTTTAGAAATCGCACAACGCACGAAATCAAGCCCGTTCATGGTGATGCAGAATATTGACATTATCCATGGCCGACCGTCTTGGCGTTCAACATACATCATTGCGGCCGTAAATGCCTGCGGACGTTTTGAGCCCCTGCGCTTTGAAATGTTTGGCGAGGGCGAGACACGCGCTTGTGTGGCTTGGACGGTCGCCAAGGGCTTTGAACTTCCAAAGGGTGTTGGCGGTCTTGCCGATGCTAAAGAACAAAAATTGCCGATTATTGAAGGCCCAGAAGTTTCAATGGCTATGGCCAAGGCAGAGGGATGGTCAACCAAAAAGGGGTCAAAATGGATAACCATGCCTGAATTGATGCTGCGCTATCGTTCGGCCGCGTTCTTTGGTCGCCTGTATGCACCTGAAATTCTCATGGGCATGCAAACAGATTCCGAAATCTATGACGTTTCACCAGTTGAGTATAAGGAGGCTTCCCCCTCGATCGTTGACACAATCAATGAAGATCTTGCCGAGCCGATTATCGACGTCGAAGAGGTTGAAGAAGTTGAGGTTGAGACCGAAACAGAAGAGACAGCCGAGGGAAACGAAGAACCCGAAAAGGAGTACAAACCTTTTCCCGGCGACGCGCCAGCAGGCGAAAACGGCGATTTGTTAGAACAGGAATAAAGGGAGGTCACAATGAGCGAACGCAAAACAACAGACGCCGACGTACGTATCGGAAAGCAAATCAGAACCATTCGAAACCTTATGGGCATGTCGCAGTCAGAGTTAGGAAAGCGTGTCGGTTTAACCTTTCAGCAAATTCAGAAGTACGAAAACGCAAAAAACCGCGTATCTGCCTCAAAGCTGGAAGAAATCGCACTTGCCTTAAACGTGCCTGTATTCGGTTTCTACGAAGGGACGACCGTTCCTGAAATGGACATGAAAGGCTTTTACCGACTGGCGAAAAGCTGGGGCAATTTGAAAACTGAAAAATCCCGCAACATGGTTATGGACTTTATGCGGGGATTAGCGGGGGCAGGGGTATGACAAACAACGTCGTTGATATCAGAGCCTTACTCGAAGAGGCAGAACGCCCAAAGGTCATTGTCAAAAGAATTGTCTTGGTTGAGGTCGAGCACTTGAACGCCATGGTGCGTGAAATGCAACACAACGAGAGACTTTACGCCGACGCGTCGAATGTTGCGACGACACTATACGCGGCATTAAACGCCATTGCGGAAGGACATGAAGAGCCCCAAAAGCTGGCACGAGCAACACTAACTTTACATGAAATAAAAGGAACAAAATTATGAGTGAAAATCAATTAACAGTAATTCAGGATTTAACGCCTGCAGAGGTGTACGGAAACGACAATATCAAGAGCATTGTTGCGGCCATTACCAAGGAAGCAAAAGACTTTACACCGGACTTGGAGACAACAGCAGGGCGTAAAGAAATCGCATCTATGGCGTACAAGGTGGCGCAGTCAAAAACGCTTTTAGACAAATTTGGCAAGTCATTGACAGAAGAGCAACGCAAAACAATTGATGCAGTTAATGCAGAACGAAAATATATGCGTGATGAACTTGAAGCCTTGAAAGAGGAAGTTAGACGACCCCTAACAGAGTGGGAAAACATCGAGAAAGAACGTGTTGAGAAACACATGTCCGTTCTTAAAACGATCGAAGGTTTGAAAGAATTGTTTGGCTCCTACACTTCCCAAGACATTAAAGAGCGTATTGACCGCCTCAACAACGAATATAAACGCGAATGGGAAGAGTTCGACGTAAGTGCCGAACAAGCCTATGAGGACACATTAACATTCTTATCCGCCGAATATGGTGAGAAAAAGCGCCAAGAGGAAGAGGCGGCAGAGCTTGCGAAATTACGCGCAGAAAAAGAAGATCGAGAACAGAAAGAGCGCGAAGAAAAAATTGCAAAAGATGCCGCTGAAAAAGCGCGTGTTGAGGCAGAAGAAAAAGCCAAAGCTGAGAAAGCGAAGGTTGAGCGTGAAAAGGCACAGGCTGAGGCGCAGGCTGAAAAAGAGAAAAACGCCCGTCTTCAGGCGGAGCGTGACGCCGAAGTTGCCAAAGAACAAGCGGCCACACAAGAGCGTGAACGCATTGCGGCAGAACAGAAAGCCGAAGAAGAGGCCGCGGCGAAGCGTGAAGCCGACAAACAACACAAGGCCAAAATTCATAATGAGATTCTTGAAGCTATCCAGAATGCTGTTGATTTCGGAAACCTTGGTGAAGACCCGATTAAAGACATTGTCGTTGCAATAGCCAAAGGCGAAGTTCCACACGTTCAAATCAACTATTAAACCAAGCTTAATACGAACAGGCCTCCCTCAATTTTATTAACTTAAAATTCAAGGATTGATTCTCCCGAGGGAGGCCATTTTTACAGGAGAGACAGAATGCCAAAATATTACCCCGGAATGTATGAAGCGCTTGAGAAAGTGGACCAGTGCACAGAAGACGAATGCCTAAACCACCTTGACGCACTCTACGGTCGCGACAATTTGAGATACGGCGCATCGTTGGAAGAAGTTCGGGAAGAGACACGCCGACAAATCAGAGAAGATTTTCGGGATACATCACCCGAAGCCCAGGCACAAGATGAATGGGTGCAGGCGATGGTTAGTGCAAGCAAGAAAGGATACTTGGGATAAAAATGACCAACATTTTAGAAGGAAATTTCGAAACAGAAATAGAAATAAGCTGCCCAAGATGCCGAACAACGATCGTGATTGATCGAAGGGAATCAAAGGACGGCGTGACGGTCAAATGCAAGTCATGTAATCGGCCGTTAAAACTGAAAACATTTAGCAAGAAACAAATATCGGAGGTGCGGAAAATTGACGAATAAGAAACTAGAGCTACAGCCATTCCGTGATTTGGTAGCGCAGAGAGCGAATAGCGATATTTTGCAGGCAATGGGGCTTGGTGAAAATCACGCGTTCTCTAGCACCACCACGGCGCAGGAAAAGGGCGAAGAGCTCACAGAGGAAAAGATCAAAGCCGCGATCGAGGTTTTACAGTCTCACAAAATTGAAGACCAAAAGACTTTGATCAAGCTTCTTTCAACAATCGGCTTCTTTGTAATGGTGAACCAGTTCACGGAAAAACCCGTTGTGATGATGCCCGCAGAATATAAAGAGGCTCTTGTTGAGCTGCAGATTGAACAACAGAACAAAGAGAAGGAGTTAGAAGAATGTCGGGAGGAGTAACAAAGTCAGCAGGGTTGACACAACCGAAATCCCAAACAGAGGCCGCAGGTGGCGGAAGTCGAGCGGCGCCGTTACCGCAAATGAAAAGAGTGACACAGCCTGAAAAGTTGCGTGATTGGTTCGCGGGTATGGCTTTAAGCGGAGAGCTTGCAAGCCAATCAAGTGAACATTGCATTACTGGTAACAAAAAGACGATGCAGGAGTGTGCGAACAAGATGTATGAAATGGCAGACGCAATGTTGGAGGCGCGCAAGGATGGGTGAATGGGCAGAAAGAATGCTTACAGGTAGGGACTGTCAGTGTTGCGGTCAGCCGTTGTTAAAAGATCATGGTTACGCCGTTTCATGCACAGAGTGTGACGGGGAAGCAAAGCTCTTTATTGATGCAACAAACAAAGAGAGAAAGAAGGAAGGTTGGGTAAAACATGGTGAATGAAATAAACGAAACATTCGAAAAAACGAGATTCATAAAAGGCAAAAACGGCCGCAAAGGCGAAGTCGTCATTGTCCCATGGTATGACTTTTGGACAGGCAATCCGATGTGTAGCGGCGGCGTTCGCAAGTCGGATATTGATAGACCTTTGAGAGCGTAGGGGAAGTGATGAATAAGAGTTTAGACATGTTGGCCTACGGTGCCGCCATTGGTTTTTTACTGTTTATGCAGGCGTTTGTATTTCCTTGCGGAAGCATTTGCAAAGAGGCGTATATCCGCACGGCCATAAAAGACCCCGCATGGTCAAAACAAGTGTGGGAAGAAATATCGGAAAGATTGGAGAAGAAAAATGACTAAACAAAGAATAGAAAAATTAGAAACAGAATTAAAAAATACAAAAACAGCCTTAGGCACATTAATTACTTGGTTAGGTCAGACTAGCGGTGGGTTAGGTGTCGGTGATTGCCAAGATTTATTAGACATGCTGAATAACGAATATGATTGGCAAGATAATGGCGGAGAAAACAAATGACTGAACAAAAAGAAATGCCGGAATGGATTGATATAGATAATGCATGGTATCGAGGCACAAATCGTGTCGGAGTAACAACAAAATACATCCGCGCCGACCTCACCCAAGCCCCGACAAGTGAAGAGGTGCAGAGGTCTTTAAGGGCTTTTGACAACATAAAAAGAACATTTGAGGGCATGGTCAATAGTGGGATGATGTCGCACGAACTCATAGATTGGGAGTGGCTTGAAATAGTCCAAAAAGCCCTCACCGCGAACCAGTTACCAACACCGCAAAACGATACAGAGTTAAGAAGAATACAGGACTATGCAAGGGTTAATCATTGCCAGGCTGATCTTGTACAAATTGATGTTGTTATTGGCGGATATCAGGCATGGGTGCGTGGAGAATTACCACAACCACCAAAGAAAGAGGGGGAATGATGGACACAGCCGAAAGAATAAAACGCATTGAAAAGAACAGGGAAAAGCTACGGGCGCTTCCACAGTTTCACGAAGATGTTACTTGGTTGATTGAGCGTGTGCAGGAATTGGAAAAAAGCTTTGATCTGCGATGGGAAGCCGATATGCGAGCCATTAAAAAATGGCAGGAAGCAGGCGGAGACGAATTAACATGGCCTGATCATGCGGATTTGTGTGTTTGCTTGATGGAACAGAATGACAAGAAAGGGACAGTGATAAACACCCTTTACAACGCTTTAGATCGTGCCTGTAACTGCATGTGTGCGAGAGAGCAAGACCTTGAGACTATGAGAATAACCAACGAAGCCACTAAAGAGGTTTTGGACACCATAAAGGAGATTTTGAAGTGATGGGAGAAAATAGATACGGATGCAATATATCTTTCAAAGAACGTGGCTTTGAAATTGCAAAATTCCACGACGTGAAAAATGCAAAAATGTTTCTAAATGCATACTTAAAGAGACATGACGATAAGCACATAGATATTTCACTTACAGGCAGGAACGGAGACATACCAAAATGAGATACAAAGACCCAACAGACCCATACAAAACAGTAATCGCATTTATGTGTCTGTCCTTAGTCGGCTTTAGCGGCATGATGCTTGCAGGGGGCTTGCTGATCAATGACAGGCTGATCCGGATCGAGAAAACCATCAAGGCAGAGCGGCCGATTATTGCGCACCACAAAGCGCGGAGTGAGCGGATTGTAGAGCTTACAGGGAAGAATGGGGGTTGAAATGGCGAAAAAAGCACATTGGCAGACAGAAGAGCATGCACGTTGGTATGATGAACAAATAAGACAAAAACAGCCGCGAGAAGTGAATATTTTTAATGTCGACAAGGCGCGAAGAGCTCTTGAACATTTTGGCAATATTCATGATTTCTACGGGACTGAAAAAGGGGATTCTGAATACATCCTAGACCTTGTTCGTAGCCTTTATATTTTAAAAGCGGGGCTTGATGCAGTAGAGGGAAACTTGCAATTAGCAAAGACAAACAAGACACAAACAAAAACGGATGGAGAAACATATGAGTGATATGTTTTTGAGCGAAGATGAAATTGAATATATGACGAAATTTGTGCAACCACAAAAACAGGCCGAGCAGTTGAATAGACTGGGTATCATGCACAAAAGGCGAGCGGATGGAAGCATCCTTGTTTTGCGCTCTCACGTCATAAATGTTATGGGTGGGGGAGAAACTGTCACGCAAGAATCTACTTATGAACCAAATTGGAATGCTCTGTAATGGCACGAAAACGCAACCCAGAAAATAAAGGACTTCCTGCAAGGTGGCGCTATTCATATGGCGCATATCGGTATCAGGTGCCACCAGGTATGGAAAAATTCTGGGATGGAAAAAAGACATTTAAATTGGGGGAAACGCTCGCAGAAGCTTACAAGGTTTGGGCTGATCGGGTAGGGTCGGCCACGCGAGATAGCAAAACAATTGGTGACTTGTTAGACCGTTATTGTTTGGAGGTTGTGCCTGAATTGGCTGCGAGCAATAGAGCGAACCTGAACAGAGGGGCAAATAATTTGCGTCGTGTTTTCGGGGAAATGCCTATAGATGCCATAACGCCCCAATACGTTTATCAATACGTAGATAAGAGAAAGAAAAAGAATGAAGATGGGACGGGAGGCTTGCGCGTTGCGAAGTTTGAAGCAAACCTTTTGCGGGACGTCTATTCAAAAGCTGTCGAATGGGGCTTGATAAAAAACCACCCGTTTAAAGGTGATGTACGAATAAAAGGAAATAAGCCGCGGACAAGATATGTGGAGGATTGGGAATTTTTGGAGTGTATGTCACTGCAACCACCGAAACGGGCAAGGTCAGCGATTCCAGTAATACAGGCATATATGAGATTGAAGCTTTTAACAGGCTTGAGACTGGGGGATATGTTGCGTTTGAAAACGGCAGACATTACAGAGGAGGGGATAAAAGCGCGGCATAACAAGACAGGAAAAGACGCCCCTTTTAAATGGACACCTGCATTGCGCGAGGCTGTAGATATAGCAATGTCTGTCAGGCCTGTTGATATTTCGCCGTTCCTGTTTTGTACCAGCCGGGGCAAGTCTTATATCAACATCGAAACAGGCGATACGAGCGCATGGAAATCTATATGGCAGCGCTTCATGAAAAAGGCAATTGAAGAAACGGATTTGCAGGAAAAATTCACTGACCACGACTTAAGGGCAAAGTGTGCGAGTGATGCAAAAACATTAGAACATGCACAAAAACTTTTGGGGCATGTTGATAGCCGAATTACTGACCGTGTTTACCGACGGAAAGTCGAATGGATTGATCCTTTAAAGTAGTGGGGAAAAGCCTACTATTTAAAAAGTACGAACCCAGACAAAACCAAGGGTTTAAAAGGGTTAAATAAAAATCCAATAGTAGGTTTTTAAAATTCATCACAATGATTTATAAGGAAAAAACGGGGTAAGCATCCTTGTCTACGGATCAGGAGGTTTGGGGTTCGAATCCCTACAGGCGCGCCATTTTTCAAAGTAAAATCAAATATTTATAATGCGAAAAAGATGCTACGATAATTAGCATCCTACTATTGAAACACAATCCTACTATTGAAATGGCAAAAATGGTGTTTTTTGGGGAGGGGAATTTGTCTACTTTTCAACTGCACATTGCGGCTTTTTTCCGCCTAAAATTCGGGCTTCATCTCTCAAAACACATTGGTCTTTCAGAAGCTCAGTTGATGCAGGTGCAACACCGCTTTCGACCTCTGCGGCCACTTGGTCAAGAAACTCTTGTGAATATTGTTTCACGATCGGTGCGGTTAGTTTGACGGTCTTCTTATTAGAAACGGCCGGAGCGCAGGCGCTCAATAAGAACACGGTTAGTGTCAGGGCGATTGGCAATAGCTTCATTTTGTTTCTCTCTAATTTTAAGTGCTAGATTCATGGATTTGTTTTGCACGGCTTGTTTACCTTGCGTGTATCCGTAAAGATACGTTCCGGCCAAAGCAACGCTTGCAATAAACGATACAATGGCGATCATCCGCCAGTTTCCGACGAACGTTGCAATTACTCTTCCTATCATATGTTGTTATCCTTCAGCCATTTTGGAACGTTGAACGATGGGCAGTCCTTAGGTGAAAACTCATTGTGCCCGTGAATTGTTGCGTCTTTGTAATCCGCTTTTAATGTCCGCAAGAGGCGGCGCAATGTGGCAAATTGAAGCTTGGTAAAGTTGTTACGAGACTTGCCGTTCTTATCAATGCCACCGATCATGCAAATGCCGATACTTCCGCGGTTGTACCCTTTTGTGTGAGCTCCGGCGATACCCATAGGGCGGCCGTATTCAATTGAACCGTCACGACGTATTACGATGTGATAGCCAATATCAGTCCAGCCGTTACCGTTAACATGCCACCCTCGAATTACAGCAACGCCTATATCCATGCTTGGTTTTGTGGCCGAGCAATGAATAATGATTTTATCAATCTTCCGCGTCGTTACCTTCCGGGCTTTCTGCGGTGTCTTGTTTGGCGGCGGCTTGGTAGTAACCGAAGATGCCGAGCCCCGAAATCGTCGAAATATATCCCAAAAACGTGCCACTTTTTGCCGCTCCCCATTCGTATGCTATTGAACAATATAAAATGATAAATCCCCATGCGATCGCGTAGACCAGAGCGAAGACCATGAGCCGACGTCTGTTGTGCAGGGGATCTTGTTTGTTTCGTTTAAAGCCAAACATTACTTTTCTTCCTTGGCGATTAAATCAACCTCTATTTTCCGCAAGCGATCATCAATCTTGTTGAATAGGTTATTGCGTCGCTCTAGCTCTCTCTCCATGAGCGTTAAACGGCTTTCATAGAGGCGCATTTCCGCATCAAAGTTGTTTCGTGTGAAGCGTGGTTGATCTGTGAATCTTTCAACGCGCTTTTCAAGAGAAGTGAATTTTTCCGTTAAAATGGCGATGTTTGTGCTTTGTGATAAAACCGTGAAGCCCACCCAGCTGATAAGACCCGCAATGATAACGGCGATAATGGTCTGGGCATGGCGTTCAAATACGTCAATGCTGTCTTTTGTTTCTTCCGTTTTTGACATTGAGCTTTTCCTCTTCCAATTCTTGTTGTTTTATTTTTGCAAGGGCAAGGTTGTTGTGATGCAGACAATTAACAATCCGCATTACCCTATCGTTTGGTTTGTGTTGCATGGTTTCTCCTAGATTAAGCCGGCGACTAAAAACATTACGAAATTTGCTACAGCTACTGAGATTGCACCGCCCACTCCGGCGAAGTATTCTCTTGCGGCCTCAGACATAAGTGACCCCTTTTTATTGCCGTAAACCTGTTTGAATTTTGGTTTTAATCGGTGTCCGAGTTCATAGCCAAGCGGCATTAGAGCTGTAAAGACAAGGCCGCCAGCTGGTAATGAGATAAAGAAACCGCGAACCCCCATGTAAAGGCGGCAATATTGAACACTGCCAACTTTGATATTTGCTTTTTCTGCAAGAAAGAACACCAAGGGGCGTAATTTGTTTTTTCTCTCAAAGCTTCGTTTTGGATTTTCTCCCCAATGCAGTGCGCCCCCAGGTCCCGACTGCAAAAAGATGTAGGAAATGCCAACAGACACGATCGAGGCGAGAGCGGAGAATAAAGTCACATGTAATTCGCTATGACCAAGGCCATTTAAAATATATTCCGTGACTTTATAGGGAAGGTATCCAAAAGGGAGACAGAAAAGCAATTCAGGAACCCACGTAAGGCCGATCGGCATAATGCCTTTCAAATCCTTCCCTTTATCGTCAGTCGCACCTTTTTTGTTTAATAAGTACGCTTTTAGACCGCCTCCGGCCATGCGAAGTGTTACGGCTCCATAGATGAGTAAGCCGAAAAGGATTAAAGTAAATTTTGTCAATTTTTACTCCTTTGTTTTTGGGTATTTCGATTTAACTGACATACATTTAGCCGCAATGGATTTGAGTTCCTCAGGGACTTCGAATTCCGTCTCTGTGAAAACCCATTTCATAATGGCGTCGAGTTGATCACCAAGGTTAGGATATTCAAGTGCGCGCTTTTCTTTATATGTGCGCGTATCCTCTATAGGAGGCGCTACGAACGAACCATCCTTTTGACGAACCATACCGCAAACGACATCATCCGGCACCTTGCGGAAACCGCGGCCTTTATTGGGTTGCGTTTGTACAACCACGTTGTTTTTTGTTTTTGCGTATTTCATTATCCTACCTTCCAAATTCTGATTTCTGCATACACTTCCGTTACACCATTCGATGAAGCGTTACCAAAGTCCCAAGCGCCGCCGACATTGCTAAGATATTGTCTCAGTTCAATGTCCTTTTCAGCCCCTAGTGTGAATTTACCGCACACTTTAGATACGTGCGTGGTGCTGACACCTACGTTGGTGTATATGTAGCCGCTTTGACCTCTTTCAATTTCAGTGCTGTCACTGACATTGTATAAGTACGCTGAATTGCTACCGCCTCTGTCGGTTGTAGACGAAGCGTAATGGGGGCAAGAAGCTTCAAATTCATATGTTCCCGCAGGCAACGTAATTTGGTTTGAGGCCAAGCTTGCGCCTGTAATTTCGTTCGTAACGACCGTGTTTAGTGTACGAGTGTTGGCACCAACAGAGCCTGTACCGCCAGCTGTTCCGCTTGTTTTCTGGTCTTGAATGTGCAGAAGTTCAGGGGCGCTTGACGAACCAGCAAGAGGCGTACCGTCTGCTTTGGTGTATGACGTACAAATGAAATCACCAGAGGCGTATTCAGTGAAGCTTGCAACATCTCCGGCCGCTGTGGTGATATTTGCGCCAGTTGGCAAAATCAAATTAGTCGCGTGGTGCGTCAACGTTAATGCGCCGTCGAACTGCAACGTGATGCTTGTTCCGACCTGTCCAGTGGTGTTGATCGACGTAATCGTTGTTGTTCCAGTCACATCAAAAAAGTTACCGTCTGTGATGATTGGCAAGGCGGCCGCGCTTGCAACGTCTGCACCTTTGGAGTGTTGCATTTGGTGACCGTTCATGTAGAAGTCACCACCTGCCTCTGGGCTTGTGTCTTCAACGACATTGCTTAATGTTCCCACACCTGGGGCTCCACGCGTACCGGACAAAGTTATTGTCCAATCTGCGAGCGTTCCGGATCCCCCAACGTTTGTAATATTCACAGTTAAAGACGTTCCAGAATAAGCGGTAACTTGACCATGCATATAATTTGTTGGGTCTGCATCACTTGTGATTAATAGCCATTTTCCAACCTCAAAAGATTTACTTGCTTGTGTCGTAAAGCCCTTTGATCCTGTTCCAATGGCCACACTCGTTGTTGATGTTCCAGTTAGAGCGGCGGCTGTTGCGGCCGCACTAGCCGCGGCGTTTGTTTCAGATGTTGACGCCGCACTTGCTGAAGATGATGCCGCACTTGCAGAGCTGGCGGCATTGGATTCAGATGTTGACGCCGCACTTGCAGAGGAAGAGGCCGCACTTGCACTGGATGAAGCATTGCTTTCAGAGGTGCCCGCATTTGTTTCAGATGTGGCCGCGGCTGTTGCGCTTGCCGCCGCCGCATTTGCTGAAACATCGGCCGCGGCCGCAGAAGCAGAAGCCGCGTTAACTAAGGTCGAAGGTGCTGTAACAATAATATTGTTCGTGCCCGAACTTGGAGCCGTTGAAAAAGTCAAAGCCGTGCCGTTCACGGTGTAATCGTTTGGTGATAAGAAACCAAAAACTCCTGTGCTTGTACGATCAATACTTTTTACCAAGATGTTATCGGTACCGGATGCAGGAGCGCTTGTGATTGTCAATGTGGTGCCGCTTACCGTGTAATCAGTTGAGGGCAGGGGCTCAAAGCCTTCCGCTCCACCACTATCAACCAAAATCGACAAGTTTTTGCTATCCGTTCCCATGTCAGCAGATAGTGTAAAGGCTGTTGTTGAACCGTCGCCTGAAAACTCTTGCTCAAATGCCGCGACGCTATCTGCAATGAAGACCATCAAGGCTTTTTCATCCGTTCCCAAATCTTCAGAAAGAGTGAAGCCGGTAGTTGAGCCGTCACCGGAAAACGACTGTAGGAATGCAGAGCTTGCGGCCGCTGTTGCTGTAAATGCGGTCACGTCGTCTGTTTCACGGATAAAAACGTCAGCTGAATCATACAGGCGAAATTTGTAAGAACCATTAATCCAGATTGTCGCACGGCCGGAGGCATCCAAAATGATTGGGTTCGGGTGTTCGGTTGCTCCGCTCTCGTCGGTGTAGGTTGCTTTTTCGTTCAGCGTTGAAGCGGCATAGGTGTAAACCTTACCTCCGGCAAGAGGGTCGCCGTTAGCATCCAAGAACTGCAAAAAAGGAGGCGTCATTAATACAGGCATATCTTTACTCCATAAAAAAAGCCCCAATTAAGGGGCTCGTGTGTTTGTTTGTGTTTGGTGTTATTTACGCGTTAAAGCGTTTAGGGCTTTCCGTGCTTCAGCAGGCGACATTGCCATGATTTTTTTCATCACATCCGGTGGAACGTCTTTGAGCTTGGAGATCGGAATATCTTTGTTTCCGGCCATAAGAGCCCCTAATTCACTTTGACCATATTTATTGGATAATTCACGGGTCTTTAGAACGTCAGGCAATGACTTTGGCGCATTGTCGCCGACGCCCTCGATCGTCTTTAAGAGCTTTTCAGCCTTACCGCGGGCAAGTAATTTCTGGCCATATCGTGCGCCAGTTCCAATGGCCGGAACCGCCGCACCACCAACGATGCCACCGCCAGCTGTTGTGGCGGCCGCGCCACCAAGAACAGGAAGGGCAGTGTTTCCGATACGTGAATTGCCAAGATCGATACCGAACTTGCCAAGCATCTTCATAATACCTTCACCAAAGGATGTTGTGGCCGCCTCGTTCAAGGTCTCCATTTCCTCTTTCGTGAAACCACGTGTTTTCTTCGGGTTGTTTACAAACTTTTTCAGCTCGCGCTTCAAGTAATTTGCGTCACCGTCAGACTTGCGGACAATGTCAGTGATTTGATTGAATTTGCTTTGACGTGCCCACTCACTGCGGCCAAGGTTCAAGGCGTCAATTGCTTCCTGTGTACCTTCCATGAGGTCTTTATGGTTGATGTTCCCCATAGCGTCATCAATTGAGCGCATCAACAAAGAAGCTTTGCGAGCGTTGACTTTATCCGTGTAGTTTCCGGCAACTTCTCCGAACAGCTGGCGCCATTGGTCAAGACCTTCAAGCGTCAAATCCGTCTTTTTCATTTCCTTTTTCATGTCAGACATGAGGCCAACAACTTTGTCATGCAAACGAGGGTTTAGCTTGCCGTCACTGACAAGGTCGCTTTCCAATTGTTTGATAATTTTTTGGGAAACTTGAGGCTTAAACTTCGCACCTGATTCACGGAAGTATGAATATGCCTGTTTTGAACGGTCTTTGATTGTGTTTGCGGCTTGTTCTAAGGCTTCGACGTCTCTTGCACGGAAACCTTTGTAGAGGTTTTTTGTTCCTCCGGCAACGTGTTTTACCGCTGCGCCGCCGCCAATAACAGTGGGAGCAAGAACAGCGCTAGTAAGAGCCATTTCCCCTCCTGCTTTGAGACGTTCGTCGAGGTCTCCCTCGGCTGAACCAGCCCCGTAAGTAAAGCCGGAAGGCGCAGAGACAGCCGCCCCTTTCGCCATACGCGTTGGGAGCTTTCCACTAGAAAGCCAACGTGCAATCTTACTTCCGGTTTTTGTTGCGGCTCCTGTAACACCTGTGCTTAAAGCTCCTGTCATTTCTGCGACGGTTGATGCGACTGGGTGTTGTTCCCGTTGCGCTTCCATTTCGCGGTGGGAGAAATCTTGCTCCTCGGCGAAAGCGTCTTTGAAGTTGTCACCTCTTATAGCACGAGCACCGGAGCGGTACAAGTCACCTAGATCGTCGCCAAAGCCCATGGTAAGGCCTTGGTCGAACATATTGTACAGGGTTTTGTGTAAACCTTGCTCGGGTGCCGGAGCCTCAACAACAGCTTCTTCCTGCGGTGCAGGCGCATACTGTTCCCAAGGCTTAGGCGCTTTTTCTGATCCGTATTGTTCCCAAGGTTTCATTATTGCACCTTCTTCCAATTCTCTTGTTTTGATGGGTCCCCACCTGTGTACATGTAATCGCCTTGACGTGTTCCGGGCTTAGGCGCTTGGGTGTTTGGTGTTTCATTCGGCGTTACTGTATATGGGTTTTCTGCTCGTGTTCTAGCTCTCACGAGGCCGTCACGGACATATCTTTCAAACTCTTGCGCGGCTTCAATAAACTCTTCCTCGGAAGTTGATCTATTCATGCGTGACAAGGCTTGTGTTGCTTTTTGTCCTTCGATCTCGGTAATAACACCACCACCTTTTAACCCTTCATATGCTTCCATGAATTGCTTGCCGTGGGCTTGTTCGTACAGAGCCATAAATCCTGCGGCATCCGTACCCGGAATAATTGGCAAGACAGAGCTTCCGCCTGTTGCATATTCACGACCTGGGTGATTTTGCATCTTATCCAAGGTATCAAGCATGTAACCAGCCTGAGCCTCATAGCCCGGAAGGTTGGCGCGCGCTTCATCCATTGCCTTTTGACGGGCATTGGCGGCATCTAATGCAGGTTGGTTTTCGATCTTCGAGCTAAAGACAGCGTCGCTTTCTGCGCCTTTAATTTGGGGGTTCATAGCCAAATCGACGTTTTTCTCAGCTTGAGCTTTCGCGCCCGCTCGCCATGGCTCGTGTTGATCTTTAGCAGTCTCTGTACCGCTTTGTTCGCCGTACTTCTTCCCGTAGCCAATTTGACCCAAAGCATCGCCATAACCTCCCATAGCAATTACACGGCCGCTCTCGTCACGGATAAGGCCTTTATCCATGGACTTTGAAGCAACCATGAGATCATTCACGCGCTGAGTGTCGCCAGAGGCGCGCGCTTTTTGAATCTCATTGGCCAATTTAACGGCCGCGGGATCTTGTCCGGTCGCTTTTACTTGTGCCGCCCGTTTCCGCTCTTGGAACAATTCCTCTTCACGGTCAAAGTCAGCCTTGGTTTTAATCTTGTGGAATACGCTTAAATCTACTCCCATAATGAGCCTCCTTTATTGGTAAATTGGGGTTCCGTCGTCTTTGTAGCCAACGATTGTTTTATTACCTGTCAGGGCGTTTGAAAGCGCACCTGTTAGGATGTTGTTTTTCGCCAATTTCGAATTCGCTTGAATGTTGCCGATATTGTCGTAAACGCCTGCTTGCGCACCTGTTGCCAATCTGCCTTGTTCAGCAAGTTGGAAGTTGCGGCCGAATGCGTCGTTGTATGTTTGATCGGCTACACCTTGGCCATACTCTTGCGCGGCTTTCAATGCTTGCCCTGAGTACAAGTTCCCAGAGGCAGACTGAGCGCGATTTAACGCTTGCTCGCCTTGGCTCAATCGGAATTTATAACCCGGGTCATTCTCAAGGGCTGTTTGATCAAAGTTGTTCAGCGTGTTCAGGGCATTATGGCCGGATGTTGTATACGGCTTAAATAATTCCTCTGATCGTTGCTGTTGGGCAATCAAACTTTTCTTGATATCGTCTTGCGTGTCATTTGCGGCAAATGCGCTGAGCAAATCCGGAGCACTACGAGCCAGAGAACCGATAGCCTGTGATGCACCACCGGAAAGGCCACGTGTCAGAGAGCCTAAGAGACCAGAACCTTGGGTCGGACCGACACCACCTGCAAGCGGTGTGCCTGCAACAGTTCCAAGAATACTGCGGCCACCACTTAGGGCACTTCTCAGACCACTTGAAAGACTTGAGCCTGTGCTACTTAGGGCGCCAGTTGCTCCGCTAACTGCAGAACCCAAACCACCTGTAAGACCACCAATAAGGGCGCTTTTTAAACCGCCTCCGCCTGCAAGTCCACCCGCGGCACCACCAAGAACAGCACCGACCGGACCGAATGCGGCTCCTACGACTGGTGCGGCTACTCTTACAATTCTTCTGACTGTATCACCCATTATAAATACTCCATTTGACTGATGTTTGTTCGTAACCGCACATCGATAAAAGACGACCAATTCGTCTGTCCTTTACGGACATGCTGATTTTGTTGACACCTATGTTTTTCAGGGCGTCAGTTGCTTTTTGTAGAAGCTCGACTATTAGCTTGCCGCGGTGTTTTTTTGACACATAAGTCGCAACAGCTTGGGCTTCGTTATATTTTTTGTAATTCGGGTTGCTATCGATCGTGTAAAACGAGTAAGCAATGATTTTTCTGTCTTTGCGGGCTATCTGCCCCCAACATTTTCCGAGTTGGCTTGCGTATAGGTAGTAATCCCAATCAATGCCAATCTCTTCATGGTCTTTTGGCTCTTCCAGTTCATCCATATGATCGCCGGAAAGCGCCACGATTTCGTTTGAAACCGTGTGAAAAGGTACAAATTCAAATTCGATCATTTTGCCTCTGCAATACCGACAATGGTTAGAGGGTTGGTAACTGTTGTCCATCCGGGCACATAGATTTTGTTTGTGCCTTCTTGAACAATTCCGCTATTTGATCCAAGGTTTCCGGTAACAGCAAAACACACACCATTTCTGGTTACGTTGAGTGGAAAGTTGTCTACAAATGTTGTGCCTGCTGTGGCCGAAGTGTTAGTGGCCGGCACAATGTGAATGTGAAAATAAACAATTTCCTGTGACAATTTGAAAAAGCGGCCTGTGATAGTTGCATCACCTCCGACCTCTGTTAAACCGTCAAAGGTTGGTTCCCACACTTCGCCTGTGTCACCGATAGGGAACTGATTAAAGAATAGGAGCCATGCCAAAGATGGGCGGCCGTCCTGATCAATCATGACTTCCGTTGTAGGCGGTTCTTGTAAACTCATCGTAGATATGCCCCCAAGAATGAAACGGGTACCGGATCGGAAATACTGATCTTAAATGTGACGGTCTCAGCAATTCCCAAACGTCTGTAACGTACTTTTGTATCGTATTCCCCTGCTTTACCAATGCTGGCAAGGCTTTGAGCTCCAAAGGTACGCGCCATGTCTTTGCTGATAGATAGCCCAAGCATAGGGTCTGAACCTTGGCCGGATTGCAGGCCGACACCTGTTTTCATTGAAATTGTTAACTCGTTCAAACGGATGCGTTGATCCTCATTGCTTAAATGCGTGAAAATCCGCTCTCTCAGGATCGGCGAAGAATTATCGCTATACACATCAAGAGAAAGCTCATAAACTTTGCCGCTTTGACGATCACCAACAAGATGTTTGCCAAAAGCGAACATATGGCAGTTTCCAAGATGCTGTTCAAAATCTCCGTCCTCGTTCAAGAATGCGCGTTCATGCCATAGGCCTGTTGTCAGGTCATACACAAGAGATGTTTCAAGCCCTCCGCCTGTCAGAACGTAGAATACATGGCCTTCTTGCTGATAACACCAAGCTCGCATGTTTTCCAAATCTGTTGCTTTTTGTATGGCGTACTCGATCGCGTCTGTTGAAATGCGATGTGGTGTGAAACCTCTTGCACGGTACACGATGCCACTACCGAATTTGTCACGACCAACCCAGAATAGGGCGGTATCAACTTCAATCGCTGTATGAGGTGCAAGAATACCCGTGGTCATAACAGCGCCTGCAATGCGTTGGAATGGGAATGTGCTTGCGCCTGTGTTCGTCCAGACTTCACCTGTGACACCACCCAAAAGCCACAATTGGCCAAGGGCATTGATTACCCGTAAAAGCTTATCTGGTTTTGCTTCTGCGGTTGCAAATTCAAGGGCTTGCCATGATGAGCCATTCCCTACGTCTGAGATAAAGAAAATGCCTGTGCCGTTTTGGTTTACTACAAAATAACTATCAATTGCGGTCACAGTCCCAACAGAGCTTGGAAAGTCTGTATCAGTTACCTTGGCAAAGGTGTTTGTGGCATAGGTGAAGATGTAAAGAGATTTTCCGTCACAAACCGCAAGCTGTGTTGCGTTTTCATCCATTGTGACGTTACCAGAGCTTTGCTCAATGGTGCCGCGCTCGGTTGCTGTTCCTGCACTGTCGAGCTCATATAGCTTGGTGCCAGAAACGATAAAGGCGCGTTCATTGCTTGCAACAAAACCTTGTCTTACTGCGCCAATTCCTGCCTCAGCGAAAAGGCGAAGACCTGGTGTTCCTTCTAAAGAAGAAATTTCTTTCCCTTTTGGGTCAGAGATAGGGTACAGGTTAACTGTTCTTTGGGCGTCAAATGGCAAGCTACGCATTTGATATGAAGCACCGACCAAGCCTATTTTCATTGATTGTTATATCCCGTGTAGATGTTTTGAGTGCGGCCGCCTTTGTTGCCATCCATGCTTTTGTTTTTGATTACAGCACGGGCAATAGCGCCTTTTGACTGTCTTGCCACCTTTTCAACACTCGGTTTGACTGGCTGGTCAAACTCTGGCGCCATCTCAATAGCCAAGTTATAAATCAAGGCGCGTCTCCATCCGGGCGGAAGGTTGACGGTGTCGTTTAATGAGAATGAGGTGAGGGGTTTTTCGCTTACAAGATAAAGTGTGTATCCGGCAACAGGGGCAGGATGGAACTTGATCGTGGCGGTAGGAAATCCGTTATTGTAGTTCAAACAATCAGGAATGCCCGCGGTATCTTTCTGTGTGATTTGCGCGTATGCGGCGTCTGTGATGATATCCAAAGGATAATCTGTTGAACCACTGCGTACATAGGCTGAAACAATATGCACGGGTGGTGTCGTGTCGAATGTTGCGCCCACACCAATGGTGTAAGCCAAGGCACTGGTCAGAGGGAAACTCTCCTCAGTGCGCACGTTAACAATGATGGATTCTGTTGACCATGACGCCAAGAGGTCATTCAACATTTCCAGACCGTCCGCCGCTTCGTCGGAGTCTGGGCTCTCATTTTTCGTGAGAGCCCCGACTTTCCGCATAGCGGAGGTGATTAAACCAAGTGCTGTACCCACTGTTTACTCACTTCCTTGCTTTTGCAATTCATCTTCAATCAAAGCCGCAAGTTTCTTTGCGCCCAATTGAGGGTGATGTTTCAATTTCATTTGTTTGGCTTTTGCAACGAGTGCGTCACGGTCAAGTTCTGGCTCTTTATCGCCATCGCCATCGCCATTACCATTTTCGCCGTCATTACCAGCATTGTCGCCGCCGTCATCTTTATTTTCATCAGGCTTATCGCCTTCCAGTTTGAAACCTTCTGCTTCACACGCTTCAATGCGTTCAGGTTGATCCGCGTCGATTAGTTTTGTTTCATCGCCACGGACGAGTGTTACTTGATCTTTAGACATTTCTGTTCCTTCCAAAAACATGGCAGATATTTACGTTTTGTTGGGTTACCTGCCTAAACCCAGAAAAAATGGGAGAGCCGAAGCCCTCCCAAGTCAGTAAAAATAACTAAGCGAAGTTAGCTATAAATGCGGTTTGCAAATTCAGGGCGATCCGCTACCAGACCACCAAGAACATCAAGGCGAGTAATCATCTTGCGCGTTTTGATATCAAAATCACGAATGATCGCAACTGTAATACCTTTGTATGTTTCCTGAGCCGCGAACTCAGCCTTTTCAGGCATCACTAGCGGAACAGTACACACGCGGAATGCGCTTTTGTGATACTGCAAGTTCTGCACGTATGCACCATCGGCGGCACCCATGATTGTGATTGCGGCGTTATCAGCTGGCAAAGCATCAACGTTTTGCAAGCCGTCAGAACCCGCGTAAATAGCTGGGCTAATAGCAACGTCTGCATCGCCTGAACCGTCCGCTGTCACGTCTGCTGTTACCACAAACTGTTGTAAGTGTGTGTAAGCGACTTTTGTGATTGGGTGAACGGCGTAAACGCCTGCGATTGTGAACACAGTACCTTTTGTCAAAGTACCTGTTGAAGTGGTCAGGCCATCAACATGGATTGTGCTTGCGCCTTCTGCTGTTGAACCATCCATAGCAACGCCTGTTACGTCGTTACCATTTGTGTGAACGTTCATCAATTCGCTTTCCATCCAGTTGAACCCGTCAGCACGGCCAATAAAGCCTTCTTTGTACTGCTTTGCAATTTCGGAAGCGTCTTGAAAACTACCTTTACGATCATCAACAGCGGATGCGCCAGCTTCACTTTCAAACAAGTTAAAGCGTCCCATTCCTTTAGGAGCCATTCCCTTGTTCAAACGTGTACGACCAGCCAAAACAACTTGCGTTGTAAACGCTGTCGAGCCTGGTGTTCCATTCGCGTTATAGACAGCGTCTGTAGCTTTTTCGACACACCGTCTTTCAAAGTCGTGCGCAATGGATTCCATGGCAGGGCGGACAACACGTTTAATTGTGTCTTTCAACTGAATTTCAGTAGCGAACTCCATAGAGGTGATGTTCACACCAAGTGTTGAAATGATGTCAAGCGTCAAAGGTACTTTCTCTTCCACGATGTCCTGTTGGGTACTCGTGATATCGAAAGAATCTTGAGGGACAAAACGGGCGGGTTTAGAGACGTATACTGTATCTCCGGCTCCGAAACCGTTGTTACCTTCAAATTCCTTTGCAGGAACCTTGTCAACAGACTTACAAAAAGCAATGTGGTCGTGAAGTGTTTTCGCCGCGGCCTTACAGATGGCACCCGGCGCGTCTTTCATATTATTAAGATTATTAGGCATTTAATTTCTCCATAAAAAAAAGCCCCATAATTGGAGCTTGGTTAATGTTTTGGCTTCATTTTGCCTTTAAGAGTCAGCGTCAACCCACGCGTCAATCTCATCGGCAGTCTTTTCGGCTAGGCTTTTGCTTCCACTGCTTGCGGCTTGTGCGCCTGCAATTGGCTGTGGAGCTTCAGAGACCGTCGGTTTTTGCATTGCGGCAATCATGTCACGACCACGACCCTCAGCGAATGCGATTTCTCGCGCCGCCTGTACTGGTGTCATGTTCGCGATATCCTCAAGCTTTCCTTCCTTTGCAAGAGCGTAGAACGCCAGAGGCGCGTCTTCTGCTTCAAGCATTGTCATGATGAGCTCGGGACTAAAATTCTCCACAATGTCGATGTTCTCTTGTGTCACCTGTTCAAAATCACTTACCTCGGCAATGTATTGTTCAGCCTGTGCAGTAATGGCCTTTTCACGTTTTTCGACATGTATCTGCTGTCGTACATCCGCTTCAATTTCTTCCTGAGTTTTTGGCTGTTCCTGATTTTGATCTTGTTGTTGTTGATTACCGTTTTGGCCTGCATGAATAGCTAGAGCCTGCAAGTATTCTCCATATGTTTCAAAATCAGTTTCTTTAGGGGCTTCCTGAGGTGGTGATTTAAGAGCATCAAGTTCAGCACGCATGGCTTGAAATTCTCGATCTCTTTCAGTTTGCGCGGCTCGCATCTTGGCAATTGTTTTGTCACGTCTTGCCATTGCGTTTTGCGCTTTTTTAGGCCACGGATCGTCAACTTTAGGGGCTTCCGGTTCCGCACCTTCTTCGGGTGCCTGTTCTTGCCCTTGTTCAGGATTTTGGTCTTGCTCAAGTGCTGGTTCAGGCGCTTGCTCGATTCCGGTTTCAGGTGTCTCCGTGACGTTCGCAACGTCCGTGACTTCTACCGCTTCGGCTGTTTCATTCATAGTCGTGTTCTCCTTCTAGGTGGTTTTGTGGAATGACGATTTCGCCAATTCCTGTTGAGTATTGAGGTTGGGTTTGCTCAAGTTCCAGTTTCTTTACCTCGAGCTCTTTCTCTTTCAAGGCGTATTCAGCCATTTTGACTTGCGCGTTGATATGGGCAGTCTCTTTCGCTGATTGCGCCTTTAAAAGTTCGGTTTGTGATTTGCTTTGCTCAACAAGCGTGTTGTTCTTGAGCTCTTCC